ATGTTTTAATTTTTGACGATTCTGAGGGGGGAGAGCATATCACTCTTCAACATCGCGGGGGACCAAAATTACAATTTCTGTCAGATGGGGCAGGTAAGTTAGTTGTTCACAATGGAATGCAAACAATTGTCTTTGGTGAAAATCGTATATGGGTTTCTGGTGCGCAAGATATCACAGTTGAAGGAGATGCATCCATCAAGTGCAAGGGAAACTACAATGCCACAATCGATGGAGATGCAAACTTCACTGCCAAAGGAGCATTCAATATCACTGCCAAAAGCATGAATCAAACCATCTCTGAAAACTACGATATTGCTGCTGGTAGTAAGATGGAAAAGATACAAAACTCGTCTGTTTCACAAGTTCATGGTGCTCTTACCATGTCAAGCAAGTACGGATTTACAGCAGTTTCGACTGGAGACGCAGTAGCAATTGGTGCTGCGACAGATGTGGCAATCGCATCGGCATCACAAACAGTCATTCAGTCTGGCGGTCAGACCTCGATTAAAGCATCTGGAACACTTGCTATGGATAGTGGTTCACAAATTAGAATTCAGTCTGGAGATTCAAAAGCAGTTGGTGAAGTTCTCAATATGAAAGCAGTCCCAGCACCAGCAAAGCAACCCTCTGGAACAGGAACAGTATAAATAAGATATGGTAAAAGTAACACGCACTAAAGATTGGGCAGACCTTGATCTGGACTTTATTCCACATCCAACAACAGGTGATGTGGTAAAGAAAACAGGTGTTGATGCTATCAAAAGAGCAGTCAGAAATCTCATTTTGACAAACTTCTATGATAGACCATTTCGTTCATACATTGGAAGCAATGCTCAGAAGATACTGTTCGACAACATCAATCCTCTGACTGCAACGTTTCTAAAGAATGCAATTCGAGAAACGATTGTCAATCATGAACCTCGTGTAGAACTTTTCAACGCACCAAACGATATAATTGTTAATGTCAACCCAGATCAGAATGGATATGACGTAACCATCTCCTTCATTGTTCTAAATAGAGGTGAACCAGTAACGATAAACCTTTTCCTTGAACGTCTAAGGTAAAAATAAATGGCAGTAGAAAAAACAGCACTGAGAGTCACAGAACTTGACTTCAACAGCATTCGAGAAAATCTAAAGAACTATCTGCGAAATCAGAGTGAGTTTCAGGACTTTGACTTTGATGGAAGTGGTATGTCTATTCTGCTTGATATTTTGGCATACAATACTCACTATATGGGTTACTATCTCAATATGGTGGGAAATGAAATGTTTCTCGACACTGCGCAAATTCGTGCTTCTGTTCTGTCACATGCCAAGTCTATTGGATATGTTCCATCAAGCAAAAAGGGTGCTCTTGCAAAGGTAAATATTGTCGCAACTCCATCAGAAGTAGAAGATCAAAATATCAATATCATCACACTTGAAAAATACACAAGACTTCTTGGTGCAAGCAAGGATGGAGTGAACTATCCGTTTGTGACCTTGTATTCCAACACAGTCTCAAAGAGTGGTGGATCCTTCTCGTTTTCAAATGTTTATATCAAACAAGGAGAAGTTCTAACTCAACAGTATCTTATGGAAATTGGAAATGAATCTCGCAGATTTGAGATTCCTTCTGCAAATGTCGATTTGGATACTGTGGTCATCACTGTGCAAGAATCGTCGTCAAATACAGACACATCTGTATATATCAAAAATGAAGACATTACTGAATTAACGGCCGACAGTAAAGTATTCTTCATTGAAGAAAATGAAAATCTCAACTACACATTTTACTTTGGTGATGACGTTCTTGGTAAGAAACCAAAACCAGGAAACATCATTATTTGCACCTATGTGGATACCGTGGGGTCTGTCTCAAATAACATCAGCAAGTTCACATTTGTCGAACCAATTGGTGGACAATTCTCTGACAACGTGACCATAACAAGCACTAGTTCCTCATATGGTGGTGTTGAAAAAGAAACAGTTGATCAGGTAAGATTTAGAGCACCATATTTCTATACAGCACAAAATCGTGCAGTGAATGACGTTGACTACAAAACTTTGCTGCTCAAGGACTATAATTACATCGATTCTGTTTCTGCTTGGGGTGGAGAAGACAACGATCCTGTAATTTATGGTAAGGTATTTCTATCCATCAAGACAAAGGGAAACTACAATCTTACCAACTTTGAAAAAGAGAATATCAAGAATAGTCTGATCAAAAATCGCAATATCATGACCGTAACACCAGAGATTGTGGAACCAGATTATACATATCTTCAAGTCAAAGGTAAAGTTGTCTATGATCCCAAAATAACAAGTCTTTCTTCAAGTGAATTGTTGGAATTTGTCAAAGCATCAATTGATGATTACTCAGAAGAAGAGTTGAACGCATTTACTTCCACATTTAAAAAGTCAAGATTGCAGTCATACATCGAAAACAGTGAAAAGTCCATAACTGCTTCTGATCTTGATTTGTTCGTTCAAAAGAGAATTAAGATCGACACAAATAATACCAAGACATACACAATCAACTATAACATGCCAATTAGCAAGGCCAAAGAAGTCAACAAACTGACGACATTTCCTTCACTGGAAGTTTATGACATTAACAATGTATCTCGCAATGTTTTCTTTGAAATAACCCCAAGCATTGAGTCTGGTATAAAAAGCATTTCTATTACAAATGCTGGTAGAAACTATTTGACAACACCAACAGTACAGATCATCGGAGATGGAACTGGTGCTACAGCAGTTGCCAAAGTTCTAAGTGGTAGAATTATAAGCATTGAAGTGACTAATCCAGGAACAGATTATTCATCGGCCGCAGTTGTGATCACAGACGAAGATGGAGTGGGTGGTACTGCAATTGCCGAACTTCAAGCAAATCACGGCGTTCTAAGATCATACTACTATACTGCAACAGGTACCAAAGTTTTCGTTAATCGTGCAGCAGGAACAGTCGATTTTGTCACTGGACAAATCACTCTTGATAATCTCAGAGCATTCAGTGTGGCAGAAAATGATTGGTATGATGACGACTATCTGACAATCACTGTACCAGTCGATGAAGAAATTATTGGACCACTAAGAAATAGAATTCTTACAATAGACGACAATGATCCCAGAAGTTATCAAGTGCAAATGGTCGCAGGTTAATGGAAATTTCAAATAACAAAATAAGTCATTTGATCAGTTCTCAGGTTCCCTTCTTTGTCAGAGGGGATCATCAAACCTTTGTGCGTTTCATTGAGGCCTATTATGAGTATTTGGAACAAGATCAAAAAGCAGTAAATTTTTCCAAGAACATTCTTCATCAGCAGAACATTGACAAAACAATTGACGAGTTTGCACAGGAACTCTACAAAACATTTTTAACATCAATTCCATCAGAGATAATTACCGATAAAAAAGTTCTGATGAAGCACATCAAGGACTTCTATAGAGCAAGAGGAACTGAGAAGTCTGCTCGTTTTCTTATGCGAATTCTATTCAACGATGAAATAGATATCTACTATCCCAAAAAGGATGTTCTGAGAGTTTCTGATGGTAAGTGGTATGTTCAACGATCATTGCGCGTAACTGATACGAAGATTGACGATGTAATGGATAACAGTCTTCTGACTCTAGAGAAATACATTGGTACAATAGTAACTGGATTAACTTCAGGTGCTAGAGCACTTGTTGAAAGAACAGACAGATCCTTTGAACAGGGAACTATTGTTGATGAATTGGTTCTTTCCAATATTGATGGTGAATTTCTCAATGCCGAAGATATCACAGCAACGTATTATGGATCAACAACACAACAACTAAGATCGACCATTTTTGGTGGTATTCTAAGTTCAATTATTATTACCAATCCTGGTGCGGGATATTCTGTTGGTGATCCGGCAGTTATCATTAGCAACAGTGGGAATGGCGCTTGTGCAGTTGTTGCGTCTGTGTCGAGTGGTAACGTTTCAACAATCACAGTTATTCAAGGTGGAGCGGGATATCAAGTAAACGATCCAGTTATCATCACTGGTGGTGGTGGATTCGGTGCAAATGCCAAAGTTGCCGCAGTTCTGGATGACAATTCTGTGCATCCAAACACATACAGCATTATCAATTCAACCATCCAGTTGGAAGCAAATACTCCGATAAATAACACCGTATATAGCAATCTAAATTCAAGCAATGCCAACACATCTATTGCCAACTCAGTGACGTATTTTGTTTATGCAAACACTGGTCAAGCAAGTGCTATTTT